TCTCCTTTTTTATCTTCCTTCTTCTTTAGGAAGTCGGGTTTCTTAGCTATTGAAGCGGGAGTAACTTGATGATCTACTTCTCTAAGTTCAACAGCGCAATGGGGAATGTCTTCCATTTTTCTGGTAGATTCATGTAGGTTGTGCTTTTCATGTTCTGTCTCAGGCTTTGCGTCTGGGTCCCATTGGGGATCCGCAGCAATAATTTCTGCATTTTCCAACTCTGGGTAAACGGTTAACAATCTTTTTAAGCAGTCAAAGTTTGTAAACTCACCCTTCTTTTCATTTCCCCAGTCGTATCCAAGATCATTTAAATATGCTTTGATTTCTTTTTCGCTGGAAAAAATCATTCTTACAAGTTCTCCTTCTTTCGTTTTCTCAAATAGGGCGTATCCTTGCGGGGTTGGAAATGGCTTGTGTAGAACTTCTTGTTCTTTCATTTTTATAATGTCATTAGTAAAATCAATATTCATGTTTTTATTCCCAGTTAAGTTGTATACGTTTATAAGATTCTAAGTAGAGTTCGTTTATGTTTTTAAAGTTGAAGTTTAAATCATGCTCTTTAATGCAAGCTTTAGCTTTTTCGATATCTTCTTCTTCGGGTATCCACGAATCAGAAATGTCTATGAAGCTATCTGTTTTTTGAGGAGCCTGTTCTTCGAGGACAAGTTCTGAAGCTTTTTTTGAGACGGAAACGGATGAAGCTTTTGTCTTCATTTTTTTTTGTTCTTTCATTCTAAGAAACATGTGGACTCTAGAAAGACCACAAAGATTTAGATCTTCTCCAGTTATACAGGTGCCTCGAGCATACACCTCTTTTAACTGTTGTATCTTAATGCTACTTTTGTTCCTCTTATTGAACTCTTTTTTCTCGTCTTCTAGATAATCAACAAGTTTAGAAGAGAAAGATATTCTCTGCTCTTCTAATTTTTTTTCGTTACCTAATGACGAATTCTTTTCTTGTACGTTTCCATCTGTCTTATCTTTCATGAAAATGCCCCAAGTCAAGCGATTCTCTACATTAAGAGAATACACTAAAACTCCAACCAAGTACCCTAAAAATCATGTTTATTTACTTATGAGATATATTTCTTTTAATATCGTATCCTTTCCAAAAAAAGATAATATATTTTTATCTACAGGAAAACATAACCAATGATAATTTAAGGTGTTTTTTCGTTTAATTAAAATGATCGCTACATCTGTCGTTTCTTTCAAGTTCGAGTACCCTTTGACCTCGTTTACGGAATACCCTTTTTCTTTTAATATATTAAGCATCTCTTCTGGAAATGTTATTTTTCTAGCGTCATTATCGAAAATTGATAGTATATCTCTTATACAGGAGTTGAATTTGTGATTTTTTTGAATAGTATGACTTATGTCTTCTCTATTTATGTAGATATTTAACTTTACGAAAGCTTTTTCCAACGCTTCCGGGCCGCAACTTAAAACGTGTAGGGGGTCTCTATTTTCTTTTCTTAGTTCGGAAAAGCGAGAAGGTTCATGGAGTCTTTTCATTAAGCCGCATCCTGCCAGCGCAAAGGCCAGCATAAAACTAAATAAAAAAACAAAAAAAAGACGCATGCTATTAAAGCATTACACCTTTTTTAATATATTATTATAATATTTTTACAAACGAGAGGTCCGACTTAAGTCTTTAATCTTTCCTATCGGCTCATCCATCCCACCAATAACACTGAAGACATTCAAAGTGGACTTGTCTCCACTGTAAACGCCTCGATGAATAACGCTTCCGGGCTTAAGCATTCTGTTCAATTGATCCACGGCTTGATCTACATAACTTTGAGGAAGGCTATCTAATATTTCTGGCCCGCCAATCATTATGACTCCAGCGGTATTCCCCGAACTTATGTCAACCCCATCAACCAATAAATTACTTTTAATATTGTCTCGGACAATACGAGAGACTTGAATAGGGTCATCCCACTTTTTAACGGGAGAAGCGCCAAATGAGATTAACCCGGAATTAAGTATTCCTTTATAATCATTCTTGTCAAAAGAAGTATAGCTGCTGTCTTTCGCTGAAGTTAGATTAAACAAATGAAATAGTCCTGCCAAATTAGAATTTGCCACGTCCCAAAATTTTGAAATAGCTACATTTGGATAAAGTTCGGCTACCTTTTCGTTATCTAATAAAATTAAAGGAGATACAAGTCCCGACCTGACTAACGAGTATACATTTCTTAATACGTTCACTGCGTTAAGGCTCACTTTTGCTCCTTCGGATTTTTTGGGTAACGTTAAGATAACCCCTACTTGTTTTTCTTTAACCTTCGCTATCTCTTGGACTTCTTTGGCTAGATTAACTAATGGCATTACCATTCCTGTTCCTGTGCCGCCTCCCGCTCCAGCGCAAATAAAAATTCTATCAAAAGACTCACCAAAAGAATATCTCATAAAATCAATAACATCTTCTTTTTTTTCTTCAAGGAATTGAGCAGCGACGGCTGGGTCTTTTCCTGCGCCACCTTGACCTATGCATAATTTATTCTCTAAAGACACCGCGTTTAAGTCTTGCTGAGCAGTATTAATTGCTGCCACTCTATTATAACCAAGCTTTGAGAATGTTTCGGCTATCCTCGAACCCGCTTGTCCTGCTCCCAAAAAACAAAATTTAAAAGCAACATCTGCATCGTCTTTAATGTCACGAACTTCGTAAACCGATGACTCTTCTACCTCTGGAACCAAAAGGTCATCAGGAATAGAAAGGTCTGGGCTTCCGTAAAGAGATTTAATTTGGTTGTCTTCGTTTTCGCTCATTTTAAAGTTTTCCTTATTTGCTATTACACGTTTTATGGACAACTTGCGATATTGGTTGTCGCTTGTCCCAAATCAGCATATACTGTAGCCATTATAATTTGCCTTGCCCACCTAATGGTTTGTACGTTTGTCGTATTCGTTCGGTTTTCATCACCGCTCTTAAATGGAATTATTACATTTCTAGATGTAGACGAATGATTGTCTCTTACAATAATCCAATCTGTATCGCCTTCTTGAGAAACGTCGTCGGATGCTCCTGCTAAAATATATCCAACAATTAAGACCGTATGACCTAACGCAGTACCTCCCCAATGAGGAGGAAGTGTACAGTCTGAGCATGTGTAAGGTGTGCCGTCAAAACCCACTGCGATAGATCCACCAATACTCCAATAATCTATACCATTTGGTGCGCCACCAACTTTCACACTCTCTACCGGGTGCGAAGTATTTGGGAAACCTGTTGGAAGGCTATAGCTTGTTGAAGAGACATTCCAACCTTGCAGGCAAGCTATAACCGTTCGATTTTCATTTATCTCTGTTTTGATTGTGTGCCATGTATGTTCTGCGTCTACACCAGCTATCATATGACCTTGGCTATCAACTGAGCTATGTAAGCTATTGTTTATCCAGTAACGTGGGCGTACGCCTGTCGGTTGCTCTGGGGTGCCATTGGGAAGCGTACCCGTTGGAAAAGAAGCGACGGTCCCATCGCTAGGTCGATGATAAACTATTCCAACCATATCATCATATCCAGCAGTTCTATAAAAGTCTTTTAATCCTAAGTAAACATTATGTACTGTAGTACCTATTGGACTAAGGTTGATTAAGTTATTGACGCTTGGACTTGGGTTAGATACACGTGTACCACCAGCCGATGATGATGTGCTAGAGTCGTTAGTGTTCATGAACCAACCAAAGTCAGATAATTCACAACCACCTATCACTGTTCCAGTATAATCGTATTCGGGGAACATACAATCTCGACACCATCTTACGCTTGGTCCGTCTATGAGATAATCGCCCCAACCCATTTCGCTATCCCAAACTTTTGTTCCGTTATTTCCATGGTCTGGATTATCAAAATCTCCCGCGTCTATAATATCGCTTATTCCTGACTTATGTCCTCCAGATTTATCTGGTAGAGCTAACCCAAGGCTATTAAGATGCCCTAATTGAGAAGCTGCCGCAGTCGGAGCACACCATGAGTCGGCCACGCCCGAGTGCCATTGGCTATAATGTGCTGCTGGATTTGAGACATGACCGGGAGTAATACTACCAGAGTTTTCATAATATATTGGCTGTATCCAGTCAGGCACGGTTCCAGCTACAAACATTGTTTCGCTATCGTCATTGGTAATAGTTACCGTGTGAGTATGACCGCTTGTTATCGTAGCTGTCCCGCTCGTCTGAGTTTGATTTGAAAGCGTAATACTAAAAGTCTCGTTATTTTCTGGATTAGTATCTCCTTGTATAGTGATGCTAATTTGTAAAGACGTAATCCCCGCATTAAATGTTAATGTACCGCTTGTGCTATTATAGTCTGAAGGGCTTGTAGCGCTTCCGTCGTTTGTCACGTAATCTACCGTCGTTACACCACAGTTAGCGCTCCTTTCTACTGTTACATTATGAGTAGATGACGCCGAATTTCCTTCGGTTACGGAAGAAGTGTTTGATACGAAATAAACATTTACATTACAGGGCACTGTAGTAGTTGTTGTTGGTTGAGAGGCGGATGTTCCATCATTGGATATACGATTAGCGCTTTGTCCATCGGCTATAGAATAAGTTACTGTCGTGTCTCCACTTTGAGCATCTGTATAAACTGGCTGTCCTTTTGGGATAATTAGGCCACGACCGAAACTATTGTTTCCTCCGTTTAGATGGCCAACTTTGATCCCTTCTCCGTTTGCGTCAGTACCTAATTTACCCCCATCTCCCATCAAAGCGATACTATGAATAATGATGCTTTTTCCTGCGGGTGGCGCAGGGATAAGTAGCCCATCATTAGCGATTAAAGCCTCAGAGCTTATGCTCGAGCTTGCTTGAGACGGGTTAACACCTCTTCTTCCTGTTCCTCTATAGCTCACTTAAATTTCCATCCATGATAGGGTTTTTTACTGTGAAGCCCATATCTACCAAGAATTCCTTTCAACTCTAAAATTGCTTCAGGATCAACCATTGTTACTTCGATAATCCCTTTAGCTTTATTCCATTTACTGAAATAAACTCCCGTTCTTTGTTCCTCTTTATCAGACATACATTTGTCAATAGACTTTTCTTCGTTGTCGTTTTTGTTAACTTCAGGTCGTGGCATTTTCGTCCTCCTTATCGGTTTTACTATGATATAATACACTTGCCATAAACGTATTGACCTGATGTTCTATAGCTATGTCGGTTATTTCTTTTACCGTATCGTGGTTTTTGTCTACAGGGTTTTCACAGTATTCACCAATAGAGTCTTTCCATTTTTCTGGGGGCTCATTAGCCACGATTATGTTGGCGATACTTTCTGCGATCTCTTTCTGTTGCTTATTTAACCTTTTTACTTTATGAGATTTTCTTAAGTTGGCTTCAACGCTTTTTTCAAGGCCTTGCGAAAGCAAAATGTTTTCTTTAATTTTGTTAAAGCTAAAATAAGCCCTGCTAGGTACTCTCTCTTTTTCTTGAGGATTGCCAGATCCTTCTGGCCGACCTGTTGGCTGTTTTACCTTGGGTTTGTTATTAGTTGTCTTGGTTTTTGTAGGTTGACCCGTGGAAGGCGCAGGTTTCATTTCTGCTAATTTTATTTCGTGGTTACGTTGTTTAGTTGTGTCCGTTGGGTCTACACCACCTATCAATGGAACATATAAACCTTTATCTTTTAGAACTTTATGTTCTTTTTGTGCTTCGAGCGATTCTTCTGAGGTAGGTAACCTACCAGTTTCTATAGCTTTTAATCCTTCTGTCGGGGTCAAGATTCCTATTTCAACCAATCTACTATAGACTTTGGCAAAAGTTGTACTTTCTCTCAAGCTTATTTCGTCAAACACTGGAGAAGGATAATTTTTCAAACCTACATCATGAGCTATTCTTTTTATTTCTGGAATTAAAAAATCGTTAAGGAAAGTTTCTCTAGCTTGTTTTAGTCTTGCTAGGAAAATTTCTACTTTCATTGAAAAGCTACTAGCTTTATCGCCTGAATCAGACGAGCTTGATGAACCAGCCCCTGTAATCATGCTATTTAATCCAGCTTTGATATCTGCATTCACAATTTGATATTTTTTAGGATCAAGGAGGTCGCCTATTTGCGGAATCACAAAACTAGCTTTAGTAGTATAATCTGCGATCAGCACCCTGCCTACGGATTGGTTTTCGAAAAGCTTTTGAAGTTCTATTAAGTTTTTCTGATTTACTCCGCCTTTGTCTGGGTCAGTTCCTGTAGTAACCAATAAGACAGCTTGTTGCATTGTCCTTGCAATAGCCATGTCCATTCGTTTCAATTCTGACTTATAATTTATATCTTCAAGAACAGGATATCCCATGGGAACAGCGAAAGGTTCGTAATCCATTTTCTTGTAGAATACGGCGGTAATTTTTTCGGATTCTAAAGGGATTGATATAGCATTTAAAACTTGACCAGAATTTAATAATTTTTTGACATTAGCAGGTAAAGACTCTCTGATTTTTTTATCTTCCTCCGTCTTGGCAACCCTGATTCTTTCTAATTCGTAATCAGTAAGCACTTTATGGTATTTTTTGACGTCAGTAGAAAAACTTAATGAACCAGAGAGCTGAATATCCGCCGGATTAAGTATTACGTATCTATATGGAATTTTAATTTTTTTTGCGCCAAACGTTTGAGAGAGCTTCCTCACGTCTTCCTTTTTAATAGCAGCATCAAGTCTATATAGAAATACGTTACCTGACCTAAAATACTCTCTAAAGAATCTATCTTGTAAATCTGTTATATTTATTTTTTTTAATAACGCTTCAAAGAATTTTCTTGATTTTTTGCTTCCACCCCGAAAGCAAATACTTGCCGCTGCAAACTCCGTCATTAGATCTATGGCGTTTCTAAAAACAGAAAAATTATAATAAGCCTTTTGACATAAAATCACGGCATCCCTTACGGAGAGACCCCCTTTGTTATCAACTGACTTAAACGGAACCAAGCCTTTGTCTATATTAGTAAACTTATCCGTCCTTTCAATGGAACTGGACATGTTTCTTCTGTGAGAAGTCCTAGAGGATGATGCACGGCTTTCGTCGATAGGGCTGTAACTACCTTCGGAAATCATTACAGGAACTACGCTTTCCTGCTTCTCCTTTCTCGTCTTTCTTGTCTTTGTCCCTGTTGTTTTTTTTGAAACGCTCATTTTGGCTTTTTTTAGAGTATTTTTTTAAATAAAATCTTATTTTGCATTACACCATTCTAGGAGTAAAGGATGCGGATACGTCATCTAATTTATAATTTTTCATATCGAAGTAACACTTTACAGCCCAATTAGCTAAAAGTAAAGCAGTATAGTTGTCTTTTCTTGCTCTGCTGGCTGACGTACTCCTTTTTAAATGCTGCGGTAAATCAAAGGCTTGCGTCCCCCTTGCGGTCGTTTTTACCTCTATAAGCGCGCATTGTTTCTTCGTTTGGTATATTAAATTATCTTGAGTTTCAATAAACATTCCCAAATTTTCTTCGCCAACTTGACTTAAATTTATCTTAGTCATGGATTGCTTGTCGAATTCTGAACCATTTGCTGTGGTTCTTGAAGCAAACCAAATCTTTTTATAATCTATATTTGCTTGAAGTAATTCGTTCGCTTTTCTGATCCAATCACTAGAAAACACCTGATTAAATACTATGTTATTATTTTCTTTATTATACGCTCTTTTAAAGTCTCTTACTTGCTTAAAGTAATCAACGCCTTCTTTGTTAGAATCAAACTCAACGGTTTTTAAATTAATTCTATTATCTAAAAAAAGCTTAGAATTATTGGCCGCCTCAAGAAATACGTCTGCTCCGGCGTTATCAATAGAAATTAAAACTGGATCAAAACTTTCTAATATATAGCGAAGATATTTCACATGATTATTTAAACTACCCAGTCCAGCATAACAATGGACAAGTGTTGCTGTTTCTTTTTCTTCGTCTAGCTCCATGATAGCTATGCCAAAGTAATCTGCACTAGGGCTATCGCTCATGTTTGGGTCTATGCCCACTATGTACTTTTTGTCTGATTTTTTTCTGATAAGGGTCGTGGGCTCTTCGCCATCGGGAACGGTACATTGATGCATCTTAATTGCACTAAAGTAACTGTCACTTCCGTCTGTAAATTGAGCACAATATTCTCTTTGAAACGAAGCGTTGGAAGCTCCTCCATCTTGAGCAGCTTCAATTATGCTATGGTCAATCATATGTTCCGGTAACGCTTCGTAACCCATTTGGGATATAAAATAAGAAGAATCTCCCTCTTCCTTTTCGTAAATTTTATTAGTCCAATCTTTGTATGTTTTATATAGGTTTTCAAAAGTGTAGCTAGCGGAAGAAAGAGCTATCATTTTGCTATCATTCTCAAAGACAATCCTATCCTCCTCTTTCATGAGCCCTTTTTCTATGAGCGAATCTTCCATCTCGCGTATCTCTATTCTCTCTTTCATGTTTTGTGGAGCAACCAAGAATGGCATAAGAACAGTATTGATTAGGTCTTCGGGTAAAAGCAGATACTCATCAAGTAAAAGAACGTTAGCGCGAAAACCGC